ACGCATTTGCGAGAGATTCATATCCGCATCGTTTATCTGCTTTTCGAGCCGGTCGTTTTTGCCTTTGAGATCTTTGACCTTTTTCTCGGCTTCACGCAACCGAAGCTGCTCCGGAGGTACATTGGCGTCCCAGGGGGCGACGGTCTCTTCGTAAGAGCCCTCATCGAACTTTTCCACGATGGATTCAGGCAGGTCGAGAACCTGGCCTTTTAGATAAATCCCCATGGCCTTGATCTGGTCTATTTTTAATTTGACCCACATAACAAACCTTTCAGTTAGTTCATTGTTCGTTGTTTGTTGTCCCGCACCTACTTTTGGATCGAAAGTAGGTGCGGGATCATTAATACCAAAATCATCAGGCCTCGATAAGCTCTGTAAGACCCATGCCGGCCGCGTTACGCGGCATCTGATCGGACGGGAAGCCGATCGCCAGGATGGCCAGGTTCGAACCTGTCGATGCACCGGCCGCAGAGTGCGGGGCCTGGACACGCATGTAACGCTTGTGGCTCTTGGCCAGGTCGATGAAGATGCCGAACATCTTGGCGTCCTCGTCATACTGGATGGAATCGGCCAGGGCCGCACTACTGACGGCGGTATAGGTGCCGCCGGTGTCATCACATTCCTCGACCAGAGGGGCCGTGCCCTCTGCTGTCGAGCCGATGGCATCACCGGAGGCCACGTCGGTGTTACCTGCAATTAATAGAAACAGGATGGCACTCAGGCCCTGGGTATCGGCATAAGTGTTGTTGGCGAAGTCACCGTCGTCTTTTAACTGCGGGCGTAGGGCCAAAGTGAACTTGAGGGCCTTAAGTATCGCTCTCATATCCATAACAATTCCTTTCAAAAAAAGTTAATCAACCATAAAAATTTTTCATCACCAACTTCCGAAAAACAGTATCATTTCAAAGAGCAGATTAAGAAGCTGCGGTAATAAGGCCGCAGATCGGGCCGGCGTTGGTGGTGTCGCCGACGCCGTGGACGTTGATGGCTATTCTGTCGCGGCCGCGAACGGCGATAAGACCCTTCTCGAAGTACCTCTGGTCCGATGATGCAAACTCAAGGCCGCCACGAACGCCCAGGTATGCACCCTGCCTGAGATCTCCGAAGATAGAGCATATCTGACTGTTTGCCTCGGCCTTCGGCATGACCTGGGTGAATTCGACCGGATAGCCGAGCTGGAGCTTCTGTTTCTGGCCGGCACCTATAATCACCTCGGCCGCCGATGTGCCGCCCGCCGCAAGGGCCAGGGCAACAAAGACGGTATAATAAAAGTAGCGATGCTCATACCACTTGGCATCGCCTGCGGCGAATTCCGGTAAAGTGCCGACTACCGAATTGAAGTTGGGAAGCGTCAGCTCGCTGTAGGCGTTGCCGGCACCGACAACGAGCGACTTGATATTGCCGATCGTCGCATCGACCGCAAGAAGTGCACCGGTTATCCCCTTGAAGCCGAAATATGTGCTCGTACCATCTCCGAGGAAACCGCAGAGGTCCTCATAGTATGCAAAGGACCTTGCGAACAAATCGGCCAGCAATTCGCCGAGAGCGACCAGCGAATCCTCCTCGAGCTCCATGCTGTAGGCGGTCAGGGCGACGAGGGTCTTCGGTGTCAGGCTGACCGTTGCTATGGTCGGCTCTTTCTCGGTGGCCGTTCCGCCCTCACCGGGGCAGGTGACCTCCAGCAGGCCGTCAATCTTCGGCACAAGAGAAGTACCGGCACCCATAGGCATATTAAGGGCATTGGCACGGTACTTACCGTAGGTCTCCAGGAGCTTCAGAATAGTCGGGATCTGCTCGACTGTGACAAGGGCACCGCCGCCGGTCTGGGAAGAGCCGACCATCGCCTTATGACCGGCACTGTCGACCCAGTAAGGATCGATGCCGAGCTCATTGAGGGCTTTCATAACACGGTCATGGTGAGGCCTCACTATCTCATGAACGGAGGTGACGGCGGCCATGACCAGCAGCGCAAATTTCTTGGCCTCCTGTGGTGAAGAAAATTTGCCGGTGTAAACACCTCGCTGGCTTGCAAGCGAGAGCTCCGACACTGAGGACTGCTTCAATTGGCGGAGCTTTTTCTGTAATTCATCGTTGAGGTCCTTCTGCTCGGCAAGGCCGGTGTTTAAGGTCTCGATATCGGCCTGCGACTTTGCAATCAGCTCCTTGTCCTCCGAACGTTTTTCCTCGATTAGATCAAGGACTCTTTTTTCGGATACCTTGTTGTCACGGAGGTCCTGGAGACTTTTCTCGATTGTATCGGCGGTCTCCTTTAACCTCTTTTCTATGTTTTGAAGATCCATATATTAATCTCCGTAATTCACTAAGTTTTTTTTGAACAGATTTTTTGAATACGATCTAACTGCTCGGCTATATTGTCACCGGCGGGATCAGGCGAATCGGAATTATCGCCGAGATATAATTCCGCGAGCCTTCCCGAATCGGTGTAAAACAACGATTTGATATCATCGAATCCTTCCTCGCAGAAGGATTTCAGTTCCATTATGCCTTTGTGAACATCTTCGAATTTTTCGTCGATATATTTTTTTATAGATTCCGGTATTTCCTTTTCCGCGAACCTGTCAAACATACCGGCGACCTTGACAAGGGCTCCGCGATTGGCACCGACCGCGACGCAGCTAACCTCCAGCAGTTCCATCTTCGTCGTGACATAGACCTTCCTGCCGTCGACATCCTCGGTCCGCCATTCGAGATCGATGAAGCCGATGGATACGGCCTTTTGATGGCCGTCCCTGTAATTGATCCAGTAGGTCTCGGCGTTTTTGGTTATCGATAATTCAATGTCAACGTCGATCTCATCTTCAAGGACTCTAAAAGATTCGGGTATGGCGTGACCTATTACGGACGATTCTCCGGACGGCAGGCGGTGCTGATGATCGCCGAGGACAACGGGATTGACAGCATAACCGGCAAGGGCATCGGCAACAGCCTGAATCTCAATCCGCTCACCGTGACGGTCGATCTCGTCCTTTGTTATGCAGACGGTTATGCGGCGGTTCTCGACGTCGACGGCCTTGACCTTCGGATAGAAAAATTTCATTTTAGGTTCCATTTTCAGACTCCTTTTTTTCACGCCGGTCGTAGTCGGCCTGCATATCTCGATATGAATAAAATTGCAGATTAGAATAATAAGGGACACCGAACGATTTGCCGGCTGCGTAAATTACGATCTCGACGCAGCGGCAATTTATAGTTTCACCGGGAGGACCACCCGGATCGGCCGGGTACATTAACGGATGACCTCCGACCATGAAGGGAACTTTTAGATCAATGCCATCGGCATAATCGGATTCGGCTTGGCGATGAGTCGAACGAACAGCCTCGTCGCGGGCGGTAAGCCAGCCCTTCCTGTCGACACCGGCCGTATCAAAGCCGGTGTGCCTGCCCGAACCTACCGCAGCGGCTGTCTGATGACGGGCAATAGTCAAGCCCCTCGCACGGTTCGAGCCGAGCTTTTTGGCAATCCGGGAGGCCAGCTCGTTGAGACCTTCACCGGCATCGAGGCCCTCCCGCAATTGATTTGCAACCAGACGCTGGGTATAACGATTGACGTTCGTTATGCCCATCGAAGATCGCAGTAAAGATGCCCGCATAAGATTCGATCTCTTTGCGGCCTCGACGGCCTCGTCGAGCTTTTCGGCCTTAAGGCCGAGGACCTCGACCAGTGACTGGCGGATGCCTAATTCACCGGCTTTTTCAAAAAAAGTATAATTAATAACCTTAATTTTCTGGTCCTCGATTTTAAGATCGAAGACGACCCTCGCAATTACATCATTAGGATCGGCCTTAAATGATTTGAGCTCTGCCATCGCCTTTTTGAGCTTATCGATAAGAATCCGCTGCTGACGTATAAAGAACTTTCGCAGGGCCTCTCTGTACTCTCGCTCAAGGCCGGCCCAGGAGACAATCCAGTTATGCCAGATACGAAGACGCTGACGCTCATCGGCCTTGGCTTGTTGCTTATCGCTTATTGCTTGTCGCTCAATTGATTTACTCTCTTCCTCCTCGGCAGGCTGCTCGCCGGGATAAGGAGGGCCGGTAAGGCCCTCGAGGCCGGCCTCGAGTGTAAACCTGGCAGGGACCTGGCCCATTCCTATCCACCAGTCGTCTCCCCAGGGGACGGGCTCGTAAGGCAGATCGTGGGCCTCGATGAGATTGTTCAAAGTGACACCGGAGGCGGTGAACTTCAAGACGC